GAAGCTACTGATTCCCGTAGGATGTTTGTTTTCGCCGGGTTGAGGGAATGTAAATAACAAACTGCGCCCGGAGAAGTTCCTTCCAAGTTGCTTTCGGACAGGGGTTCGATTCCCCTCGGCTCCACCATTAGAGTATAATCCGAACCACTTTATAATAGGAGTGTTGTTCGGACAGACAACAAAGCACCGACAAGGTTAATCGCCCTGTCGGTGCTTCGTTTTAGGAGGACTATATACTCAATCGCTTTTCAGCGGATAGAGTCATTGTTATTCCTCTTCTTTGACTTCGGGCAGACCTGCCACGCTTGTCAACAGGGAGAGAATACCTGCAAGGGCGGCGGCACTTGCTACCATCACCCAATTTACTTCGCCGATAACTGCGGCAGTACCGATAGTTGCTACGGCGGTCTGTGCTACTGTCTTGATAGCACGAACTCCTGCGGCTTTAAGCCAATTCATAGTGAAAACCTTTTTCATCGTCTTTTACCTCCTTAGACTTTGGTAAGATATTTTTTATCGACTGCACCCGTAACTGCACCCGTTTTCTGCGTGGAAACAACTATACGAGAGCCATCGACATCACGAACATAAAGCGTTTTGCCATAAACCCAAGACTGAAACTTAGAGGTCTTTCCGTAAACAGGGGCGTTTGCCGCCATTTTTACTTTATCGCCCTCCTCGAAAACGACTTCGGGTTCTTTCACAGGTTCTTGTTTCGCAGGTGCATCTTCCACAACAGTCGTTGCGATGAACGCATCTGTGAAACCTGCTGCCTTTGCTTTCTCCAAACATTTTTCTGCGTTCTCCTTTTTGGAGTACGCACCGATTTGAACTCGATACATAACTTTACCCTCCTGTGTAGTAATGTTGAGTCTCTTATTGACCTCTGCGATGATTTCATCGTGTCGGTCGTAGAGGTACTTGCCCGGACACGATTTGTTTGCATAATCTCTATGTACGGTAACATTGCATCCGTTAGTGTGATTCACTCTATCGGATTTGTTATCAGACCAAACCAACTTTTTGATGCCGTTTCTCTTACAGATGTCGGTAACAAGGTCGAGCATAGCAGCGAACGCTTTATCGTTTACTGCATAGGGTTCGGTCGTATCACTCGCAACCTCAATGGTGATAGCACGATGGTCGTTGGATGCAGAAGAAGTACACCAAGAACGATTCTTCTCTTCGACATACATACCGATTCTACCATCGTAACCTACGCCGTAGTTAGAGGATGCCTGTCTCGAAGTAGGTGCAAATACTTGACCGAGAACTTCGACAGAACATTGACCGACCACGCAATGAATTGTGATGGTGTCAATGGCGTGATTTCTCTGTCCCGAATGGTTGGGACTCAGTTTAGTGTAAGATACCAAAGGACTATTTGTAAACCCCATTACTCGTCATCTCCTTTCCCGTCTCCCTCGCAGAAAGCGGCGATGGTGTCTAAATCGACAACATCTCCCTCTTCGTCATAGATGTAACCTGTCTCTTCGTCAAGGTTCAGACCGCCGACATAAGGAAGGTCATCGTCTATTTCGTGGTTGTAATACCTTAGATTTAGTTCGGGTTTCTTGTTTTCATTTGCCATAACATTTACCTCCTCTTATGACACTACTTCCCAAGTTTTCACTTCGGAATAAATCTTATCTATAAAGGAATTACCTTTAAGAGCTTTGTACGCTTCGTAGAGCATAACGAAGTTTTCGTACTCATATTGACGGATAACCTCACGCTCACGATTGTGGTAGTAGATACGGAGCATCTCGCTACGCAACTGACATTTCGTTCCGTTTGAGATTTTCCGTATGCTGACTATCACGGGAGTAATTACGCCAATGAGTACACCAATCTCGCCGATGAGGGTGGCGATGGTTGCTATTGTACTCATTCGCTAACTTCCTCCCATCCGTAAACGCCCGGTTCCCATACATTCGCATCGCAGGTAGATACCCACTTCTTTTCGTTATGAGTAACCTTGTCTCCCGTAGCATACGCATCGTGAGAGCCAATAGGCTGAGACCAAGCAGGATATTCCTCAGCAGGATTTCCGACCTTGCTCCACAAAGAAGCGGCAGCATCGGGAGTCCAATCATCCTGTGATGTATGAGCCTGTACGCAACGATACAATTCGTTGTTGTACTGTCTCAAAGCACCGACCGCATACGCTACGCCGCTCACCCACGGAGTAAAGAGGTCGGTATGCTCAGTAGCCGTAACATCATCAATAGAGCCGCCCTCAGCCAAAGTAACGAAGGCTACGGAAGTCGCAACCTCCACACTATTCTGACGAGCTTCGATATGCTCACTTTTCCTACGCTCACGCAGGAGTTGTTCTTTGTCGGATAAAAACTTAAACATCTCTGTTACCTCCATAATTCTTGATAGTATTCGTACATTTTGTTCACAAGGTTATATGTATCTCCCTGTTCAGCGTGAGCCTTCCAACTCTTAAAGCACTCATCGACCTGTTCTCTCGTAAGGTGTCCGGCTTTTGCCCGTTCTACCAATTTACGAAGTTTCCTACGCTCGTGAGAGATTTTCTCCGGGAGAAGTTTCATTACCACCTTGCCGGTCGCAGTCAATCGGAAACTGAAACCTAAGAAGTGTACGGGCTGAGTTATGGGGAACAACTGTGTCTTTTTAGGACTCAGTCTTAACCCTAAGTCAGTTATCCACTTCTCGATAAGCACCTTACACTTTCGGAGAAATTCTTTGTCCTCGTGAATGAGGATAAAGTCATCGTTGTACCGAATGTAATGCTTGATGTGTAATTGCTCTTTGATGTAGTGGTCGAAGTCATCAAGCACCGCCAACTCTACGAGTTGTGTTACCTGCGACCCAAGACCCATACCCACATCGGGATTCTCGCCTTGATTAAAGCTCTTGATTATCCTCGTTACCTCCGAGACCGCCCACGCATCATCAACCCGTTTCTCGACTGCGGCGATTGCGACATCGTGGCGTGTGCTGCCGAAGAAGTTGGATAAATCGCATTTAAGGACATAGCCATCTAAGCCGTACTTCCGATAAAAGCGTTGCAGATGAGCTTTCAGCCTGTCTCTTGCGAACTTCGTACCTTTACCTTCTTGACACGCACAGTTATCGTAGATAAACGAGCGAGTAATCTCTTCGGTGAGGTAGTTGTCGCACAAGCTTCGTTGAAACACTCTATCCTTTGTTCGAGTGCTAACAATGTCCCGTTCTTTCGGTTCATAGACCTTGAACATCGTATATTTACTTATTTCGTATGTACCATTCATCAGTTGTTCCCTAAGCGATAGGCAGTTTACCAAGCCGTTCTTAACATAACCTGCCACGCTATCTTTCCAACCTACATTACGCTTACATTTCCATAAAGCGTTATACAGATTTCCAAAATCACAAACCTTTTCTTTTACTCTTGATTCATTCGTCATAATAAAATTTAGTTGCCGTGTATAGCGATGCTTACTATTGGAAGTAAATCGCATCGGCACTCCTGTTTTCACCTTAGCGGCAGGGATAGCAGTTCCTTGTGTGTGAGTGCATTGATTTCGTCTGAAAAAGGACAGATTACTTTAATACGAGCGGTACTCACAATCCGGGGCAACACCGTTACTGTTGTTCGCATTGTTGTTGTTGACATTGCCTGTGGTATTCACATTACGCACATTGTTCGAGTTCGAGGTGTTGGGAGAACGAGCTTAACAACTGCTAACCCATATTCTTATAGCGTTCCATATCGGACTTTCGCCAATTCCTCAGCATCGTTTGAACTTCGACCGCAATCTTAGTCCAATACTCCATACGGCTATTCTCGATACCGAAGACTCTGTACGAAATATCCATCATACTGAGGAGAGAATATGTCGAAGCAAGTGCTTTGGTTTGGTACTGCTTACGGATAGCGTAATCGGAACTGTCCTTCACGAAGACCGAGTTCGCCATATTTGCATTGTTGCTGATTTCAATAGCGGCATCGACAATCTTGCTCGTGATACACCATCTGTAATGCTTCGGGAAATTCTTCTCGTTAGAACATATCTTAATGGTATAGGTAGCAAGTTCGTTAGCCTTAGTGATAACCAACAACTGACCTTCTCCTCGTTTTGACTTTACTACTGACATATTCTGCTCCTTACGCCCCTAACGGGGCGATTTGTTATTTTTAGATGATGCAACAAGCCGGGGCAACACCGGTACTGCTGTGCGCATAGTTGCCGCTGACACCGCCTGTGG